GTAAAATTATTACCAGGTTATGATGAAGCAATTGTTATATTAACAGATCGAGCTAAGGAAGGATTAGCGGCTAGAGAGCCGGATGACGTTAAATTAAATACTTAATTAAATTAAAAAAAGGGAGGCCGAGGAGCTTCCCTTTTTTTGTTATGGAACTTTAGGTATGGTGCCTATTTATATTTGTTCCCATTAATAACTTTCCATTGCTTTTTTTCTTTTTCTTTTTTCTCTTCTTTTGTCTCGTTCATCTTGTTCAATTTGAGCTTGAACCGCAAATGGTAATTTACTAATACTATCTTGTCTTGCTTGTTTTGTTTCTTCTCTAGATATTTTAGCTTTTTTAATTCCTTCTTCTTTTCTTATGGCTTTTGCTTTAGCGCGTATTTCTAAATCACCTTTTGTATCTTCTATACCTACTGAGTAAGGTGTAAACCCAACCCCAACAGCAACTCTTTGCCAAGCTTGATTTTGTGAGTTCATTGCTTGAGATACATTTTCAATCTTATTTACCAAACGATCCATTGGAAAGTTTGTACCAGCTTCTACTAGTTTTCCAGTTACGCTGTACATAGGTCCTAAGTGAACTCTACCATCTTGCATTACTCCCCAGCCTCTTTCTGCTATAAGATCTTTTTCAAACTTAGTTTGTTGAAGCCCTGTATATACTTTTCTAAGCTTAGATCCAATTGGAGGGGATATATTAGCACCTTCTAACATAACTTTTGCGTAGTCAGCTTTAAAACCTTTATCTTTTTCATCAAGATACTTATTGGTCATGTTTTTTAATACAGATATAATTCCCCCTAAAAACCCGGTACCTCTAAGTATTGTATCTAATACCCCGTCAGCTACGTCTATCAATCTTTCGTTAAGCGTTTTCTTTTTTGCTTTTTCTTTTTCTTTATCTATTTCTTCATCGTCATCATCAAAGGCAACCGCAAATAAACCTTGTTGTAATACGGCAAATAATGTATTTTGTATCCCTAAGTAATAAACTATTTTTGCCACATGGGTTTTAGCATCCCCCCTACCGTTTTTAAGATCTAAAAAAGATTTTTTAACAGTACGAGCTTGCTGCATTGCAGTGTTTTGAAAAGTTAATAATAATCTACCCGCTCCACTTGCTTGTTGTTTTGATATATCTCTTGGGTCCCCTGACTGTTGAGTTTGATCTGATACTTTAGTAAAGTCACCCCAAGCCGCTTCTTCTGCTTCACTTTCCGTTAAGCCTTCTTTTAAATAACTTTTAATTCTATTTCTGTAAAACGGAGCGCCCCCGGACGCAATAGCAAAACTATCCGCTAATTGGGTTGGTGTATAACCTATTTTTAATAAATAAGATATAACAGAGTTAACTTTATTTTTACTACCAGCGGCAGCATTAGCAATTTCAGCAGCAGCAACGTCTTCCTTTAATCCGCCGCGTCTTTCTTTCATTTTGTCAGAATTCCATATACGTGAAAAATCTGCCCAATATTGTTTTTGATTTGCAAATGCTTTAGCAGCAGCTATAGGATTATTATCTCTTAAGTTTAAGAAATTGACAGCTCCAATTAATTGCAATGCAGCAGATCTAGTATTTAAGAACATAATAGTTCCTGTAGATCCGTTTACCCAGTTACTCCATCCAGAAGTTTCTTTATCACTTCCGTAACTTCTGTTCTTGCCATTGATCATTCTATATAATTGATCGTCTAAAGCTTCTCTTACGTTTGTACCGTAAACCGCTTCAATCTTATTTATATTAGGGCCAACCAATTTTCCGTTTTCAAACTTACCAAACATTTCTTCAGTGTTTTCAATAAACTCTGCAAGGAATTTTTTTCTACCAGCGCCTTCTGTTAAGTTATGTAAGTCAGATATAATTGTACTTGTATCCCAAAATTCAGTAGGAGCAACCCATCCTTTACCTTGTCTACCGGTAATTAATACACCTTGTTTGAATGCGGTTAATTCCGGATCATTGTTTATAAGATCTACTAATTTAGTTTGGTCTCTTTGTGATAAACCGGGTATTTCAACCCCTTCGTCAGACCATAAGGCAACGCGTATTGCTTGATCATATGTAAAATCACCATCCGGCGTTAAACTTTCTATTTTATCTTTAATGCCAGGAAATTGATTTATTAATGCTTTATAATCCTTTTTAATTGATTGTCTTGCAGCATCCATTAAATCATTTCCGTTTGCATATGGTTTTAATAAAGCATCAGCAAAGAATTGTTGCTGCTCTTCTCCGCGTTCCCCTTTACCTATAAAATTATACAATAGTAATTCAAAATCTGCAGCAGATGGCGGAACATACAAATCAAATTTGTTTTTACCGGATCCTCTTCTTCTTGCAACAATATCTGAAAATACTTTATAGTTTTCCATTCCAGTATTCTCTTCAATTATCTTATTGAATTCTGTGGATATGGTTTTACTAAATTTAAGTTTTGCTTGTTGTATTTTTGATTTAACATCTAATACTTCTAAAGCATTTTTAACCGCTTCAACATTTTGTATTGCATCATCTGCAAAGTAAAAATCATTATATCCTTCTGCTGCTTTAGCGGTCATCCAATCTGCCTTTGCTTGAGCGGCACTATTGCCTAATCCAGTTATATTTTCTATTGGTATATCAATACCTATTGAATCTAGAAACTCTTTAATAGGCGCCGCTGCATTTGCCGGTCTTGCTGTAAGAATAAAGAAATTTTCATTGCCAAATTTAGCAATCATTTTTTTCATCTTTTCAACCATAGGCCCTGGCTTGCCGTCAACAACTTTACTAAATTCAGAGAAATCAAATTCTGCTCCGGCATCAAGCATATTTCCGCCTTCTTTTGCAAATTCTTCTGCATTCAATTTACCTTCAGTTCCATCTGGCATTGTGTATAGCACGCTACCACTCGTAAAAGCCGATGTGTCATCAAAATCAAAAACCGAAATGCCTTTTGATGTTTTAGAAAACTTAGGGTTTAAAGACCTTGTAACCGCATCATTTGTAATTGCATCTTTTTTTGCTTTTGATAATTTAGCAGAGTTTCTTATTGCATCAAATACTTTTACAGCACCTTCCGGGGTGTCTAAATTAAAATCAGATTTTTCATTAAAATTAGGATCTAAATAAAAATAAACTCTTTCTGTCAAAGTTCTCCATGTACTATTTTTACTAGCAGCATTTGTTCTAAACTCTGATGAAGCAAATATTTTACCAGTTATAGGGGGAATACCACCCACTGATTTTCCTGGAAAAGTAAAAGCTCCGTAATTTTGTATTTGCAATATATCTTTGTCTGAATTTATATCTGATAAAGATTGCAAATCTACTTCTGCATTAGTTGAAGTACCTGCTCTATCTAAAATTTTATAAAGGTCTCCACTTATTTGTATTCCCTTAGGAGTTAACCTAACATCTTTACTTTTTTCGTCTATCAATTGTTGTAAATAATTAATAAATTTTGTTCTAAATTTATTAGCTTTTTGAGCATCTTTTAAATCTTGTAGCCCAGCAAATTCTTTTGTATATTTTGAATCATCATTCATGAAATTACCATTACTTGTGCTGCCAAGAGGATCTCTAGGATTTGATTTAAGCTCTACAGTGGTTTTTTCATCTGTATTTTCATCAATAATAACTAAATCATTTTTTTTACTATTGAATCTATCCGGTACGTCATCTTCTAAACTTAAGTTTACTCCCGTTAAATACCCTTTTACTTTTCTTAACGCTACATAAATATCTTTTTCATATCTAACACCTAAATTTTTTTCCCAAATCTCTTTATATTTATCTAATAATGATCCGTTTTCATTTAAAAAATCATCTAAATTTCTTTTTTCTTTTTCAGATAAATCTTTATAGAATTGCGTATAAGGCAAATAATTTCTTCTCCAATTCCCTTCGTTCAATAAGAATAGGGCAGCAGCTCTGTCGCTTGCTTTAGAAAATTTAACATTACCTCTGTCCGCTTGTTTTTCAAATTCTGTTTTTATAACTTCAGTAACTTCAACGCCTTGTCTTTCTTGATTTGTATTAAAAGCTTCCAGTATAGGGCCATCGGTTTCAAAGTCTTCTTTTATAAGTTCAAATGCAAGTTCTTCAGACATTGCTTTTGCTAATGATTCTTTTCTACCACGCAATGGATTTCCATCAGGACCAATTACCTGCGCTAAAAAGTCTGCGTCAGATATATTATTAGCAACATTAGGTAGTCTTCTAACTAATTCAGCTCCGGAAGTTCTACCCGCTAAATCAGTAGTTGTTTTTTCTCTATCAATTTTTTTACCAACCCATTCTGGAAAACTAACCCATTTGCCATCAATTTGTTTTTGAATAGCAATTGGCATACCTCCTTGACCATCTTTACCCATAAGCCAAGTGGTAGTCATATTTTCAAGAATATATCTTTTGCCTTTTAAAAGAAATTTTTCAAGTTGTTGATCTTTTTTACCTCCCATTGCAGTTTTAATGTCAATGTCAAGTAACTTACCCATTTCGTCTTTAATCTCCCCAATTAATGGCGTTACTGTTCTATTTAAAGATACAGGAGCATCAATTCTAGATTTTAATGTTCTTACAACCGATAAAGCCTTTTTATTGCCTGTTTCTATCACCTCTGGCGGAAAAACTTTTGATTCTAATGCGTTTTTATATTTTGGCTTTTCTTTTACCTCTACGGCTGTTTCTTCGGCTATTAAAGCTTTTTGATCTTCAACGTCTTTTTTGATACCTCCTTTAGTTGCACCCTCAATACCTAATTCATACGCTAAAGCATTTGCTCTAAGATTTAAACGAGAACTAATAAATTTATCTAATGATTGCTTAGTTGGATCAAATTCATTATTAATTAATAACGCAGCGCTTTGTAATAAAGCATCTTTATACTCTTCTCTAGTAACGCCACGCTTTGCATCGGCAGCAATAGGGTCGTATAATCTTCTTGTTATTGTTTCAACTGATCCGCCAAGCTCTTTACCTATTACAGATTTTGAAAAATCATTAGTAACACCTCCAGACGGAGTATTTCTTAATCCTTCAGAAGCAAACTTTTTAGGATTGCCTTCATATTTTGTGTCTAATAAATTTTGTAAATTAGTTTTTGTTTTAGGTTTATTCTCTGTAGATTCTTTTTTTACAGTTTCTTTTTTAGGGGTTTCAGCTTTTATGCTTGGCCCATTAGCTTCTTCATCTTCTAATATAGCTAATTGATCTTCAAATTGCTTGTCGGATATTTCCTCGGAAGCATAGGCATCGTATAAATCATTAATACGCTCTTGTACACTTTTAGAGGAAGCTATATTACCAGTCATTGATTTTCCAGCTTCTAATAAAGTTTTTTGGCGATCTGTTAATTTACCAGCTTTTGATGTTATATGATAATCCTTTAAAAATTGGTATATATCATTACCACTTTCAAAATCTAATTTTTCAAAACCTAATTTTTTATATATAGGACGAATTAAAGATTTCCACATGCTTTTAAATGTAGCGTCTGTAGCTTTAATTTCGCCAGCTTCTAATGCTTCAAAAAATTGTGTTAAATATTCATCCTTATTATTAGCAAGGTATTTTGCATCATAACCCCTGTCTGCTAATCTTTGCTCTATTACCGCATTTTCTTTATTACTTAACACGCTTGTAAATTGATTTAATAATTTTTCAGATTGAGCAGCGTCATTAAATTGTGATTTTAATATTTTATGCAATAATTCATGTCTACCTGCAGAAGCTCCTTCATCAACTTGTCTAGCTATTTCTCTATTTATTATTATTTGCCCATTAGGCAATACTATTGCCGGCTCGTATTGGTAATCTATTTTTACTTTTTTGCCGTTTTTATCGGTTTCGTATAATTCTTCTTCCCTATTATTATTTACAAACCATTCTTCAGCCAATTTAGCGGTTTCTTCTTTAGTTGATACAACACTATAAGCTTGTCCATTATTAATAGACCCTTCCCCAAAAGTTTCAGCTTCTGCTTGAGAGGTTAATGCTTGTAATCTTTCTACTTCTGTATCTAATCTTTGATCATAAACACCTGTAATTTCAGCATTTAATGCTTCAATCTTTGCATCAATTGGAGCGTGAAAGGGCGCAGCAATTTCTTTTTTACTAGATTCTAAATTGCTAACTTCTTCTAATTTCCTAACTAAATCTAATGTTGTTTCAGCATTAATATCTTTTGGTATATGTCTTAATTGTCTTACGGTTGCAATAGCATCAGATTTTAATTGATTTGCTTCTTCTGCGGTAGCGGTTCCATTTGCTACCATAGTATCTAAATGATCAGATAAAGAATTTGGATTTTGACCTAAAGTAACTAAATTATTTATTTGTTGCCTAGGATCTTGTTTAAAGTTTGGCAATTTAGCATTAGCAATCATACCTCCAGATAAAAAAGCTAACCCGCTAGTGTTAACAAAATCTTGATAAGTATAATCTTCCTTTAATATTTTTTGACCAGCTAGCTCATTAATGCTAGCATTGACTTGTTCATTTTCTAATTTTTGTTGTATATTTTCTTGTATAGTTTCTTTTCCTCCTTCTTCAACAAATCCAACTGCCCCTCTTGCAAAAGTTTTTACATTACCAGTTAAGTTATTTATAAACCCTTTAGCTCCGCCTGTTTTATAGGCCTCTAATGCTTCCTTTATTAAATTTTGCTCTGCAGATCCAAATATTAACTCTCTTGCTTTCGTTTGTGGCGATAATGGAGCTGTAGCTGCGTATAGCAAAGCCATTTTAGATCCTGCGTTTAAAGCAAGCGTTTCTGCCTCTTTATCATTTATGCCAGCGTCTTTAGCGGCCTTTAAAGTTTGTTCGTATCCATTAGAATATCCAAAAGCGCTTTGAGCTACAACCGCGCTAGCCATATCTTTAGTTATTCCTAATGGCATTTTAGCTAAAGTCTTAGCGCCCCCTATAGCTTCACTGGCTTCAAGAATATTTTTATATTGTTTTATAGATGTAAATCCATTTTTTGCTGCTGCATATCTAGTTAATGCGGCGTTACCAAGTCCCGCTGTTGCTTCTGTTAATAAAATTTGAGGTATCATTGCTCCAACTACTTGACCTGTAGCCTTAGCTGATCCTCTCGCATTTACATCCCAATCTTCAACGCCTTTAGCGTCAATTTCGTCATTTATTTTTTTGTATTCTGCATTGTCAATTAATCCGCCTACATTAAAACCGTTGGTTATATCATATATATTATTATTTTCGTCTTTTATATATTTTATACCGTTTTTTGTTATACTTTTCCCATTAATATAAGAATGAGATCTTGTGTCAAAGTTTTTAAATTCTTCAATGTCTCTAGCATCTCTCCCTCTTTCTGCAGCATCATCAAATCCAATTAAATCAAGACCTGTATTAATTAAATCTTGTGTTGTATCCCAAAAACCGCTTCCTATGTTTTTTATTGCTAAACCAGTATTTTCAATACCGCCTTGAACCGCTCCTCTTTTAGAAACTTCTGAATATAATTGTTTTTCTTTAGCTAGTCTTTCTTTCTCTAACTTGCTCATAATAGGAAAAACATTAGCCTTATAATCGTCGTCTATTGTATTTTGCCAGTTGGTGCTTCCTTTTTTTGCTGCTACAATGTCTTGCCAATTTGCTTTAGGATTATTCTTCTTGGCCTCAAGCATAGCCAGTTTCCCGGCTCTTTCGTCTTTGTCTTTTAAATAAGAATTTAAATAAGTATTTAATATTTTTTCTTTTTTAAATTTAATATCTTCCTCAGATCGAGTGGCTCTTCCCATCCACTCCGGCATATAATCTTCAAGCTTTTCAGTAAACGATCTTTCAAAAGCACCGTCCTGTTCTTTTTCTATAAAATCATCCTTATACTTTTGCTTATTTATATAACCATCAAAATCATTAATATCAATGCCTCTCTTCTTTAATAACTTTTCATTATAATTTCTACTTACAAAGTCATCCCCCATTTTTGAATTAGAATAATATAAGTAAGGACTTTTTAAATCAAGATCGTATTTTTCAATTTCTTTTTGAACATTTTGGGGATCGCTTAGCATGTCGTTTACGAAACGATCCGGCATTCCTTTTTGAAATCCGGTTTGCGGACCTATATAGCGTTCTTTAGGTATACCCATTTCAAGAACCTCTTTCTTTTTATCTATACCAAAATTTGGAGCAACCTTACCTGACTGTCTATCTTCTACAGTTCGAGCAGGTTTATAAAATCTATTTAAATTAAGCGGATCATATTCTTTTATTTCACCAAAAATATTTTCTTTAATTTTTACCGGGGCAACTGTTTTTTTAGATTTATTAGCCGCTCTATTTACCAATTTTAAACCTCTTTTTTGTATATAAGCCGCTGCTTTATCTGCTCCTCCGGCTGCTCTATTTATTTGATCTTCAGTATATATTTTGCCGTTAAGTTCGTATTCTAACATACAATTTGTTTTTTATTGGTAATTATTCTACTTTAAGGTATTTAGCCGCTTCCGCTTTTGAATTATATCCAGTCTGTGTGCTTTTTTTCCATTCACCGCTTGAAGGGCTAAATGTACTTATCATCCATTTTTTACTAGCTGGATCATAGGTTGTCATTTTGCTTCCATCAATACTTTCCATTGTATCCGTATCATTGCTTGCTTCCCATGCTGTTATTAATCCCAATCTTTGTTTTCTATTTTGTAAATCTAATTGCTGCCCAGGAGTTAATTTATTATCAGCAGGCATATCTTTAGCATATACAATAGGTTCACTTTTAGATTCATAAACATCATCTCCTACTTTATTAGCTATTTTATTTTCTACATCTTTTGGAGTAGCGAGCCTTCTAGTCCATGTTTTACCGCCACCTGCATTTGTACTTGTTAAACGAGATTCTAAATCTAATGACATAGCCTGATTAGCCATAAACTCTATCATCTTTTCGTCGGTTTTATATGTTTCTCGAAGTTTATCAACAGTCATGTCTGGCAGCTTAAGTCTATTCTGTAAAAATCCGTTCCATACTGAAATATCTTTAAAATCAGATTGCATTAGCCCTTGAATATTAAAATTATAATATTGAGAAGATGCTTGTTTTATAGCGTTTACATTTGCATAAACCGTCTCTACATAAGCAGTCTTTTTATTTTTGCTTAATCCCTCACTAACTTTCACATCTTCGGTTTTAGGCACTCCATTATTATAAAGAAATTTAGTAAATAGCCCTCCTTTTTCAGTATCTAATACATTACCATGATCTTTATCTAATTCTGTTCCCTGTGTTGCTTTTGGTATTTTTCTATAAAAACTATAGTCCCATCCCTCCCCAATTTGCTTTTCAAAATTAATTATAAATTCTTGTTTATCATTTTTAGTAATTTTTCCATCACTAATCCCTTTATCCAAAGCTTCTTTAATTTTTTCAGTAGGAGTGTCGTTAGGGAAATAATTTGCAAAAGCTTTTATTGCCTCTGCTTCAGAGCCTATATTTGTTTTAAGATTAAGTTTTGCTAGCGAAGGATTATTTTCATCTGATGTATATTTTTTTTCAATTTTTCCAGCATAACCAAGATTTTTTGGATTCATTGCAAAAAAGGTAACTTGATTGCTAAATTTTTCTAATTGATCAGTCCCATTCCAAACAATATTTGTAACAGCATCAGAACCCATTGCATCATATTCAGTTTGATTAGCTAATATTCCCCCGGCCATTTTAACAGCATTATCTTTTCCTACTTCTAAGTTTTGATTGAAAGTAGATATTTCTTGTAATCTTTCCTCTGTTTGAGGAATAGTAGCAACTTCCATTGCAAAAGTTCCGCTTTTGCTATAATTTTTAGCTATCACGCCTCCAATTTGCTTTTGTAATTCTGTATCGGTTTTACTTATAGTTGATAAAGTATTGCTAGTTTGCTTGTTATTATATATATCACTTTCTAATCTTAGTGTTTGCTGGCGAAGTATTAATTCATCTGCTTCTTTTCTTTTCTTTTCTAATAATTTTGCCTGTTCTAATAATTTAGCATCCCTTGCGGCACGTGCTTTTTCAAAGTTTTCGCTAAAGGCAGTAATACCTTGAGCCAAAATCATCCCGGAATTATCTTTAATTATTGTTGGATTATCGTATGCACTCATTATTTATATTTTTTTATCTAATTCTTACTAAAGGTGTTGATGCGAGTTGTGACGCAGCAGAAGGCCCCATAACAGGACCTGCCGCTGTAAGCCCTCCGCCGAGGGCACTTACTTTCCCGCACTTCCACCTACAGCCCCTCCAAGCCCACCAAGAGCAGACCCTATTCCGGCAGCAGCCCCACTCCATGCAGCGGCTTGAGCCTCATTAGCACTTGCTTGATTTTGTAGCGCTTGTTGTTCTTGTCCTGCCGTATATCCAAGATCTTGGTTTGTTCGGGCTTCTTGAGATTGAAACATAAATTGTTTACCAGCCGCTTCGTTTTGTTGTAATCTTTGACCTTCGCTAATCTGTATTCCTTGCAATCTTTGTTGCTCAGACATTTTGGCTTGATTTTTTTGTACTTCACCCTGCGCTTTTAACTTTTCATTTTCGCCTTCTTGTTGCTCAATGCTGGCAGCAACACCTTTCTTACTTTGCAAAGCAGCTTGTGCTAATGCCGTTGCTCCACCTGCACTTGATCCGGTTTCACGTAAAGTATCTAAAGTATTTGCTAAAGCTAAATCCGATTGCTCCATTTGTATTTCTGCGGCCTGGGTAGCAACGCCTAAATTTGCATAAGGATTTGTTATCATACCAGACAAATCTTTTGCCATACTGCTAAGATCTTTATCATTAGCGTATGGGTTTGTAATTTTTTGTCTGTTTGCTTTTATAGCTTCCATTTCGGCTCTAGCTCTTGCAGCGTCGTTTGCTGCCCCTTTTGCCGCTTGACCTGCTTGGTGAGCCGAAACTGCTCCACCTATTAAGGATGTTCCTACTCCTACTGCCACCGCTGTTATTGCTGCCATATTACATTATTTTTTTTGAAATTTCATACGATGGGCTTTCATCCACCGTATAACCTAATTTTTTGTGTATATTTATTAAACTTTTATTTCTAGCAATGCTAATTATTATGCTATACCCTTCTAGCTTTGCAACCAACTCTAAACTTTTTATAAGCATCTCTAAAGCGTCTTTTCTATCCGCTTCTCTATATTGCGGATTAGATACAATCCAATCCAACCATGCTACCTTAGAGTTTGATAAGTATAAAAACCCGGCCGCAACCGGAATATCTCCTTTGCAAACCATTATGCCTCCGCACCCATTTAAAGGTAAAGTTTCTTTACTGACCTCAGGCCATCTCCACCATTTCCACCATGAGGACATACTTTCCCAATCGGATTCTTTTAATTCTCTTACTGTTAATTTCATTTTATTTAATTTAATTTAATTTAACTTAATGAAGCAACATAGTCTGAAGATACGGCAAACAATATTGCTTGCTTATTATACACTATAGAAGACTGCGTTGGATCTGGAAATTTAAAAGTACCTATAGCATAAAAGCCGGCCGTTCCCGACATTGATTGCCCATAAACAACTGTTCCCTCCGATGGAGGAGATACATTTACTATATTTCCAAAATATTTATTTTCTTTTTGTTTAAAATTATTTGTAAACAATTGATTTTCTAAAGAGTTTAAATTATAAGAAACAGTTGCCGACGTTATTGGAACGCCTACATTAGCATCTGTATATATATCTGTTAAAGCCCAACCAGTAGTACCTTCGTAATTAACTGTTTGGAAATTTTTAGAATAAGAAGGATCAGGGTTAAATATAATAGTTACACTAGAGTCGTATTGGGTGCTATAAAAATTACAAAAAGGCACACTAGTTGAATAATGTTTCCAAATATTTCCGCTTGCGGCGGTATAATAGCTACCTAACATGCTAAACCCATTATCCGGCCTAAAAGAAAAGGTGCTAGTCCATCCTAAAGAATCTTCGTCAAAAGCTAATGTTTTATATTCAGGTAAGTAACCTGTTTGATTTGGTCTTGAAGCGCCTTTGCTTAAAGCTGGCTGCATGGATAAAACGTATTGCTTATTATGCATGTCCCAAGATCCTGCTATTTTACCATCTAACCCGATTTCTGTTAAGTTATCTCTAAAATAATCTAGCATACCTGTGTTTGATATTTCTGTTATACCATCTTGAGATAATCTTAAAACAGCATTTTGATTTCTATCTACAAAGTATTTTCTATAACCATAAACAGCAAAACTTTCTGGGTTGGTGCTTATACCATAGTTACCAGCATATTGTTGTGTTTGCCCAATTACTAGAGTTCCAGAAGTAGTTAACGGCATTCCTTCTGCAGAATAAATAGCGTCTTTATCTATTAATGCTCTACTTACTTTTAATTCTTGAAAGATTATTAAATTAGTATCTTCCGCATATAATTTTTGTATTGTTCCAAGAGACGGATCTAAAGTCCTAGTTATATCTTCAGCAACTGAAAATTGATTGGTATTATTTACTCCTGTTCTAGAATTAAATACGCCTGAATATATTAAAGAGCTTCCTCTTTTTTGTCTGTTCGGACTATTTTCAACTATAAACGCTCTAACCCCTAAGTCTGTTGATACATTATTATAACCTCCTCTAATTCTTGATTCTTCTATAAACCAATCTTCTGTATCGCTGGAGCTATATTGTGTTTGACCAGCAACTACCCCATTTGAACCTGGAACATAATTAAAATCCCATATTTTACCAAAAGTAAGAGGTATAAAACTAACTCCGGCATTTGTAGTAAAAGTTACTAAAAGCGGTTCGTCTATATATATATTGTATTTTGATGAATTTAAAGGGTCAACTTCTACTCCAGATATAGTATAAGTATAAGTTTGCGAACTTATTCCGGTTAATGGATAAGTAAATGTTAATTTTTGACCTGGTCCTATAAATCTAGCATTATATCCACTAAATGTTTCATAAGTAAAAAATCTATTCCCAGTTGCAAATATAAATTTTAAACTATCAGTGCTTAAAGTAGTATAGGCTTTTACCGGCTGAATTGATTTTATTTTCTTTAGCCAATATGAGTTAAAATATTTTATTTCTATAGTTGCTGCCATACTTATTAATTACTTGTTTTTTATTGTTATTACAGAGGACAAGTTACCGATGCTCCTGTATAAGTTATTATCCCTCCTATAGCTCCTGTACCTCCTGCCGTTAGACTTAAATATCTAGCAATTGGTTGAGTTCCTCCGTTAGCAGGAGTACCTACTTGCTCACCTGGTTGAAGAATACCCCCTAGTATTTCATGCCCATTCCCGTGAAGACCACTCCAAGGAATTGGAAAACTAGAATTATTTACTATATACCAATTTCTACATTGAGTAGGCACATATCCAGAAGGAACTCCAGCGACGCAAGTATCAGCAAAAACTTGTCTATATACTCCAGAAGGAGCCGTTGAAGCAACGCCAGTTGAAGTAAATAATATTGATATTGTTCTACCAGCTGAAGTAACTATTGTTCCTTTAAAAGTTATATCTTCTGGCGGATTAACAGTTGGTCTAAGGCCGCCAGAGCTGCCTGCTACCCATGTATTTGTAAAATCACCATTAAAATTAGTTGTAGAATTAGGTGTAAATGTTACATTCCAAGATCTATCGGGTAAATTATAATATGTATATGGCGTAAAATATTCTTTCCAAGATGTAATCCAAACATCAGATGAAGCAATTGTTTCTCCTTTTCTTAACATTTTCCATATGTTTATATAACCCTGAGTAGTACTGCCAGTTATGGTTAAAGTAGAAATATCTTCATATACAATGCTGCTCCATGTTCCGCACCCAACAGAAACATTAGGAACACTTAACCTAACCTCTCTAAAGGCAAATAATCCTCCGGGCGTTTGTAATCCAGCCGAAGTGGTGGCATCTTGAAGTTTCACTCTAAGATCAAAAGTTCCGGCTAATATATTTGTATTTATTAAACTAACATCTCCTGTAGAAGAGTTTACACTAAACCATTGCGAATAATCAAAACTAGGTAATGGATCGTATTTCCAATACAAATCAGCTAAATAATTACCACTGTATATTCCAAAATTACCATTCTTACCGATCATATCAATAACAGGCCCTATTATAGGATCTGCAGTTAAATTATACACTGGAGTTAAATCAACACTTGGATTTGTTATTGCGGGAACTGTATTTGATACTTTTAATATTTCACCAGCGGTTGTTACAATAGGTGTGTAAACAACAGCGGAAGGTCCAACGCCAACAGTATGCGTTATTGCAAAGTTAAATATAAAACTTCCAAAGGTATTTATATTAGTTCCAAAATAAATTTCACTTGATAATATTTTTATTCTCCAATACAAATAGGTAGGACTAAGCGGGGCTAAATCTTGTACCAATTGAAAAGAAGAAGTTATATCTTGATTGCTTCTATTAAAAGCAGAAAATACCATGTTATCAATACTTAATACAGCTACGCCTGATTCATTTTTAAAATAAAACCATTCTGTTATCCAGGGTGAATTAGCAGCTCCAGTTATATTACTACCTCCTTGAAAGTCTTGATTTTCAAAATATAAAAAATCTAAAGGCGAATAACTTACTATAGCATCTGATCCGTTTAAAACATCCGCATTTAATTCTGATATATATCCTGAAGTAGATGTTTCCCAAAAAATATCTAATGCTGAACTAACAGGATTTGTTTCGTAAACCCCTAAGAACGGGCTCATTGCATTCCAAATAATTGGACTATTTGCAGTATTTGGCCCAACATAATTTCCAATAACACCGATTTTGTTTGCTGTTGTAACTCTATTTACTAAAGGCGAAGTTTCAAATTGATATATATTAAAAGAGGCCGATCCGTGAGGATTTTCTTCTGTGGAGTTTGGCAAAAAATTTAGTTCTTGCGTTGGAGCTATTGTACTAACAACATCAGGCTGAGACCCTGGGTAATATTGCCTATTAGAAGCATACCCAGTACTTATACTACCTTGGTTTACAAGCATATTTTCAACTCTACCCCATATTTGAGCACTACTTCTGTATTGTCTTTGATTTGGTCCAACCTCAGATAAATCTCTTGGTATTTTATTTATATTATCGTTTATAGATATAAAATGACAAGTTGTGCTCTCCTCTCCAACTGGAAATACAGAATATTGAGTTGGGGCTGGAGTAGTAGCAAATGATTGATTTACAGGATAGCCTGCTAACATTCCTGGAACATAAACATTATAATATTCTTGCTCTTGTTGTTTAACTACTATCTTATAAGAATACCAACCTAATTCATTTATAGAATATGAATATTTAATATCAGGCACATTAGCACTATTATAATTATAAAAATCACTTATAGCTCCGTCTGTTGTTATTACATAAGAGCCTGACGGTGGATTTGGAAGCGGCGTAGGTGGAATTATAATTGGAGATACTTGTACGTTTGTTACTTTTACATAATCAGTGTATTTGCCTCTTAAATAATTTCCAATGCTTGGGATATTTTTTTGCGCCGCCCCTCCTGTTAAAGTTAATGTATAAGTATTTCCAACAACCGCTCCGGCGGTTATTTGAAAACCAGCGCTGCTTCCAGATATACTACCAGAAACAGTTGCATATAATCCCGGGGTTCCAGAAACTTCGTCTCTAGATGATGTTATTTGTTTATTAAATATAAGAGCAAGCTCATCACCTAGCCAATCTTTTACATCCGTAGTCCAGAAACTATCTTTATATGGAAGAAACACGGACGAAGCACCGTATACTATATTTCCACCGGTAGTGTAAGGACTAGCGGAAGATAATATAACGGAAGATTGTCTACCAAATTTATCGGATAAAACAACGCCTACTTGATAAGTTCTATTTTGTTTTAATGTATGATTTGGATATTCTAGCCAGCTGTAAAAAGGCAGGTCTTTTTCTATAACTACTACATTATAATCTAAAGTTGCCGGCGGAGTACTTTGATTTATAAAATTACCATATATTATTCTATTTCCCGCACTTTCTTGCGACAATGCTCTAACTGGCACCTTATCATATACTCTAACCGTTTCTGCTTCTTGTAATGTTTTACGAGGTTTTTGTGACTCATATACATAACTATATATATTTGTAGATGGCGCGTTTAAAGCTATATTACTTGCTGTAATAGTTTCAACAACCTTAACAGCTAAAGCGTCTGATTCTTTATAAAGTATGTCAATACTTTCTATTTTATATGAATTAATTATATTACTACCAGTATCAGGCAATTCTATTAAAAGCTTAACAGAATTAACATCATTCTGCATCCATTCTAATACGGTTGACTTATAAGCAGCGTCTTCGTCTCCATTTATAAAATAACCTTTTTGTTCGGGTATAAATACAGGTTGCGAGAAAGGAGCCATTAAAGAATACTCATTATCATCAAACTTAAATCTATAACTAAATCTAACAAATTTATCAGATAAAAAATTATCATTTCCATTTACAATAGATTGCAAAGGAGCTTTTGACATTAAGCATCTGTAAAATGTTAAAGATTCACCGCCAACAATAGGGGGCACTAATGTGGTATAATTTCCAGATACATATACCCACGAATAACCAAAAACTGCTGGAATTATATTTGTTACTATGGCAGAGTCTCCAACGGTTATTCCATATCCTACTAATTGATCGCCCATAGTAAGTCCACTAGAAGTAATAGTAGATGTTAAAATAGCTAATTTTGTTTGACCAGCTTCCAAAACAGCAGCGCCAGAAACAACATTACCTTCTATAATAGTAAACATACCGGGAGCAGTAAATGGAGCATATTTTGCTACAGATATTTGATCCACTGTAGTATAATAAGGGGTTGGTGAAGTTGCTGGATTTGCAATAGCACTAGATATATTTATTTTTCTAGGCTGATTTCTATTATCAGTCCAGAATAATAAATTTTCTACCAAATTTACACCTGTTATTAAATTTGTAACTGAAAAATTTAAAAAATTTCCACTTACTAAAGTTATATATGGATTTCCAGAATTTAAAGCATCGTAAACAGTGATCTTCATTTCTCTACCCGCTGGAGGTAAATTTATATTTGAAGGATTTGGATCTTGATAATCTGTTAAAAATTGATATATTCTATTGTTTTCATTATCTACAAAATAACCAATACAAACTAAGTCCGTGTTTGATTCAAATGGTTCTGTACCCGTAGAAGTTGGTTTTGTAAGTTGAGCATTGCCTAAAACGTTTTGCAAAGAACCAACGCTTTGATTTTCAGATTTTCCAACAGATATATTTAAAGCATCTCTATATTCTCCGTTCGGTAACAATCTGTTATCGAGATCTTTATTCATTTTACCTTTTAGGAAACTATTTTTTACTTCTGCCATATTATTTAATGTTTAATCCATTTAGATTTACCCCTCATTACTTGAGTAATTTCTTCTAATTTAATATTAGATAATCTAATTTTTGTATTTCTTAATTTTGCTGTTCTTTCTCTTTTTAATCTTTGAACTAAATATTCAGGTTGATTTATACGTAAGGAAATAACTGCATGAATAATACAAGCATATAAAGCTTCTTCTGCTAACTTAGGCACTTTTGTATCTAAGTCATAAGCCAGGCCATCTGATATATATTCTAATACAATAAGTTTACCTCTTAAGTCGCTACTAAAAGACATTTTACCTTCCCTGTCATTTATTGTAAAATAACCATTAATATTTGCATATTGAGGATCTAGTCCGTACTGACGCCCATAAGCGTAATAATCCCACTGGTATCCGTCTCCATAATTGTTTATATTATTTATATTGTTTACACCATTTTGTAAACCAAATAAATTAAGGAAATTATCATTAGCCCATCTTTTTTCTGTTAATGAATCTCCTTCAATATTATCAGAAAAATTATCCTGTATAGGCACACCTCTAGTGTCTTGTATTGGATTTTCATATGGATTTATAGTAAGATTATTTGCTGGATAAATAGGATGTTTAACGCCATAATCATCAATCCAAGAAACCTTAACATAATTAACATAATCTTGGGGCAATACAACACTTAGACTAGGCGGTATATTTAATTCCATAGAATGAATGCTTTTCAATGTATCATAACTAAATTCTTGCATTGCTCGCTTAGCGTGAAATATTACATCAGTTCTTTTAACATCCCCAATTAATTTTCCTGCTCCAACATATGCAACCATAAAGTTATTGATAACATCGTTTAATGTTAAATAAGCATAACTACCGTAATTTTCTTCAACGGTATTGCCATAGGCATAACTACCAGGTATTAATGGATTTCCATAATTACCACCATCTAATGTTTTTAATTGTACCACAACGTAGTGATTAGCGGGCAATGCAGTAGTTAATGTAATTGTATTGCCACTTACGTTATAAGGCAAAAGATATTCATTAAACTGGCCAGGAAAACCGGTGGAACTATAATATAATTTAAAATTATTTAAAGCATAATCTATATCGTTAGGATCCCAACTTCCAAAAATTAAATCTGTATTAAAAGTAGTTGTATATTGGGTTTGTGCAAGTAACGATATAAAGCCCTGCGCTCCTTCGTAGTATTGTCTATTTGTTTCGGTAATTAAACCGTTATTAGGAATTGGCATGGGTTATTAGCTTTTTGAGTTAATGTTTTCGGCTTGTATTTGCTGAGCCGCTACTTGTACAATTTGTGGATCTTTTATAACTATACCTGAATAAAGAAGTATTTTAGTTATAATATTAGTTTGCTCTGTTGGGTGTAATTCAAAATCTTGTGATCCTGTTGGCTGTGATAACGGGTCGTATGGACTTGGGTTATACACATACTCATAACTAGGTGGAGAAGTATTAAATCCCCATCTTGGATTAGATGGCTTGCGTAAATATGTGCAACTAATACCAGAAGTTATAGTTGTTGGATATACTTTAATTATTAAGTTTTTATATGTATATACGGGCCAATATTTTGAAGGTTTAGTAATTGGCGATAGGTTTAATTCTAATAATTCATTTGGTTGAACATATTGAATTTCTTTGTCATCATTATATATTACAGTACCCAACTTGTAAAAGTCGGTTACTATAGGTACATTAAATCCACCTACGGTAGGAGGGCATGCTCCATCTGTTTGAAAAATAGCAATTTTTTGTTGTAAATTTTTTATACGATCACTATATTCCGTATCATTATCCGGCACTCTAATTTGCTGATTTAAATCTTCAAAATATTCATTAAATATTTCAAGCTGAACTTGAGCCGCTGTTCTATTAAATTCATCCGGAGTTAAATAACCTCTTTGCTCCTTATTAATAATTAATAAAACAGTTCTATAAACTGTATTCACATCTACTGCCATTTGCTTACTTTATTATAATATTAAGGCGGTAACCGTAGCTACCGCCTATATATTAATATTACGTATTATTTTAATTTTTTCTCTACAGACTTAAAGACTTCTACGCCTTCATCGGTCTTAAAGAATGCCGCCATTGCGGAGTAAGGATTCTCATCAAATGGAATAGTCATTAACTTTTTATCGTTTGACGCCCAATTAAATGTTCTTTGATCCTGTGATAATGTTATAATGTTTGCTTCAACCGCTCTAATAGCTAAGTTTCTAAGTTGAACATTTTCATCATTTGCTAATTCTATAAACAAAGAAGGATTGTTTCTTGCAAATATAAGCAAGTCCCTTCTAATTTCTTTTGAGCTCATCTCAGATACTTTAGATCCAATCTCAACTCTAAGAATTGCTTCTGCTTGATCAACTTCAATTGCTAATGCAGCGTTTAAAGCTTCTACTTGTAATTCTAATTCATCTAATTCATCCCCTGCTATTTCAATAGCATCAAATTCCATGTACAATTTATTACGTAAAGGATGATATAATGATAATAATTTTTGTAAATTTTGTTTTTCTTTAGGAACTTTTAAATCACCATTTTCAAAAGTAATATGCCCAACGGTTGCTTCTCCTTTTTGTTCATCTATAAAAGGTGAGTCCTGATTAGTCGCATATCTAATTTCTCTTTGGGTTTTTGTGTCTTGATCAAAATATAGTAAAGAGTGTTTACTTGTGTGCTTACTTGGGATTGTAAGCGTTAAGGGATTCATGTCATTTTTTAAATAATAGATCCTATCTTTAATTTCCCATCCTACTGCGGTTGTATCCGCTTTTTTTGCTGTTGCCATAATATAATATAATTTAATAAATTTTTTTTAAAAGAGTAGTATTTACCCTCGTAATTTCAACGAGGGTAAAACCACTATGTAACTAATATTAGATACCTTTGAATAATACAAAGTTATTAGCTCCTTGAGTAACTAAACATCTTTCAGATAAGAAGTTTACTTCCATTGCATCAAGAGTAGATGTTTCAGCTCCACCAGCAGATCCAGTTAACCAAGACTTCATTCTTCTATCGTCAGCTTGAGAAGCTCTATAACGAACGTGTAAGAATGGTCTACGGATGTTAGTTCCTAATTGTTGATCGTAAACTGTAGAAGTTCCAGCAGGAATTAATACTCCTTCAATAGAACTGATACCTACAATACCTCCACGAGTAGAAGCATCATTTAAGTATTTCCAGTCAGTTTTGTAAAAATCATAAGAACCTCTACGGAAACCAGAGAAACCTAAGTTCAATGCCATTTCTTCAGAGTTTTCAAACAATCCATAAGCAACTCCACCAGCAGCTCCAGAAGATAATGCAGCAAGCATATCATCAAAGTCTAAAGCAGTTTGTCTTTGTAAGAATAACATGTTTTCCTCAATAGCTCCTTGAGTATCCAAGTTTTTAAGGATTTGATCAAAAGATGTAAGTCCACCAGCAGCGGTAAATCCAACTTCAACATTTCCTCTATCTTGTATAGCAGCAAAAAGTCCTTGAGTACCAGGTAATTGAGAAGCTTGATAAACTCCAGAACCTGTAACAGCATTTAATTCACCTTCCACTAAAGCCATTTCTAAGTAATCCTCAAAACGTAATCTTGTTTCAGATTCAGCTTTTAAGAACCATAAGTATCCAGAAGTTCCATCTTCTGTAGCAACTTCTACCCAACCAATTTGAGCCATATCAGATCCGCTAATAACGTATTGATTTCTGATAATAACAGGAGAGTTTGAGTATTGAGTAAGAACAGGGTTAACACTATTTCTAGCAGCAGAGTTACCAGCACCAGTTCCAATAGTTGTTCCTTTAGTATAATCAGAACCATAAACAAACACTTTTAATCCGCTAGCCGCAAATCCTTGAGTTGTAAGAGAAGTACCTTTGTAAAGTTGTACAGAGAAATTACCAGCGGTACCAACACCTACTGTTGAAGCTGTAACAATACCTTTTGCTTCTAATCCATTTGCAGGATCTAAAATTACAACAGTATCATTAATAGACACAACGTTAGTAGGGCTTCCAGCCGCGTTTAAAGTAATTGTACTAGGGTTTGTTCCTGTACCGCCGTTAGCTTGTGTAACTCCGGTATAAGCAATATGTAATCTATTTTGTTCAGACCAAATAACTTGATCAGAAGACATAGGCATTTCAGCACCTACCATACGTAAGAATCCAGATAAAGTTCTGTTTCCGTAACGCTCTACTTCTGCTTCGTAGATTTCTGGTAAATATTGTTGAGCAAAATCTGCTCCAGTTCCAGTGTTAAACTTCAAATAGTTTGTGTTTAACAATTGTTGAGTTTGAGAAGGTATAATGCTTCCAAACTGCGGAGATAATGTAGACATAATCTTTAGGTTTTAATTTTTAAAATTTTTTTGTTTGTATTTTTAATTTTGATGAATCTAAACCACTAACCGATTTTACTTTAAGTCCGTTTACAAATACTTCGCCTGCTTGACGTGGAGCATTTGTGCTAGGATTTTTTGAGGAATTAATAACGTCTTTTACAGCGTCAGCTTTTCCTTGTTCATAAAAATGGGCCGCTATTTTATCAGCGTTCATCGCGGAGTACAAAGCCTTATGGTAACCTGATGTATCTGTTACATTCCCTTCATTATCTAGAAACTTTCCGATAAAGGACTGTATGTTTGATTGGGTTTCCCCTACTTGAGATGGATTTTGCAAACTATATCTAAATCTTTTTTCACCTAAGTTAAATTCAAAACCTTTGAATTCGTTATTGAAAAGATTGTTTGTTTGCTTTTTAAACGCCTCTTGTTGTTGAGCCACTTTGTTTTGCTCTTTATTTGCTCTATCAAAAAAGTCTAATGCTTTTTGATATTCATTGTTTATTGTTGGGCGGGATTTAATTTCCGCGTAATATTTTTGTTTTGTTTCTTCTAAAAATGTTTTAGCTTTTGAAACTTCATCTTTAAAAGCTAATTTTTTTAATTTAATATCTCTTTCATCATCTAGTTCTTCATCATAATAAAATTTATCTTCTAATAAAAAATCAATTTCATCACTATCTAAATGCGATTTAGTGGCTTTATAATATTCTTTTAGTAAAGCATTATTACTAACACCAGAATAATCAGCATTTAGTCTTACATAGTCTTCCACGGTTCCTCCCGTTTCTTCCATAAATGTGACTAATTTTTCAATGTTTTCTGGTAATGGTTTGCCTGTATTAACTTGCTCATTAACATAATGTTGCAATTCCTGTTCGGCCTCTTTTGTTTCTTCTTTTATCTCTTGCTCGGAGATTTCTTGAATAACATTTTCAACGGTCCCTTCGTTTCTTTGCTCCACTTTTGGCAATTCCACTGCGGGCTGTTCTGCGCGTAACACGCTTTCATTTGTGCTTTGTTCTTGAACGGCATCTTCTTTTTCTTTAGGAATTACTACTTTAATTGGTTCGTCCTGTGTTACAGATAAATCCACTTTAATTGGTTCATCTACTTTTCCAAGTTTTTTCATTGCAGGTTTTCTACCTTTAAGTTTAAACTCGCCTTCTACTTTTTCGTTTTGTGACATAATATAATAATATAAAATTGGTTAATGAAATTTTTTACATTCCGAAATCAACGACTCCTCCTAAAGCATCTTGATTATTTTCAAAGTCTTTTGGGAATGAATCATTTTTTCTTTGATCTATTAATTCCGATTGCTGAGTGGCTTGTATTTTTGTTCTATCGTCTTTTCTATCTTCTATTTGGCTTAATTTATTAGCTTCTGCTTTTACTTTTAATTGAGCAAGTTGCATGTTATATCCAAACTCTTCCGCTAATAATTGTTTTTTAATCTCTGCTTCTATCTGAAGTCTTTGTATTTCAAATTGAGATTTTGCTTGTTCTAAATTAACCGCTTCTTGTGTTAAAGCTTGTTGCTTTTGAACTTCAAACATAGCTGCTTTTTCTGCATTTTCTGAATTAGCTTGAGCTTGTGCCTGAATATTTGCTTGTTGAGCTTGTTGAGCCGCGTCTTGTTTTCTTTTTCTTCTAAGTTTTAATAATTGATTAGCTAACTTAAGATTTTTAATTTGTCTAATATCTATAGCGTCTTCTAAATCAATTCCGCCACCTTGTAAAGAAACTTGTATATTTTGTTCTAATTGCGCTTTTTCTTCTTCATCGGGCTCAATTTCTAAATAGATACCAAAATCATGTAAATTTAATTGATCAATTTCTTTTAATGTTTCTGCATTGTAAGTTGATATTGCAGACTTTAAAGAGTTTGCCGTTAGTGGGTTATTTAAACAATCCGCAATTCTAAGTGAAATATTTTCACAAGTTCTAACAGTTAAATATAAACTAGCGTCTTTTATATGTCTAGTTGCAACATTAGAAGCATTGGCAGCTATTTTTTGCAAACCAACCAAAGCATTTGAATCTGGTTTACTTCCGTCAACAGCCTCGTTAAGCCCGGTAACATCTCGTATCATTTGTAAGTAATACTGATACGTTTGAATTAAACTTTGTATTTTACCTTGTCCACTTGAAGTAGCTAGTTCTTGAATAGGCACCTTAGCCCTATTCATTTCGCCATCTTGGTTTAATGATCTACCAACAATACTACCTGTTTGAAAATACATATTTAATGCCTCTGCAGCATTATAGTTTGTGCCATTGCCTAAATCAACTTCTGCTAATCCGTCGACATCTAAGAATACCCCGTCAGGAACTACTCTTGACAAAACTTGTTGTAGCTTTAAATGGGTTAATTGAATCATGTCTGCAAAAGAAATACATTTGCTTACAATAGAATCAATTCTACCTTTATACATTCTAGGCGCAACTATATTATAGTTCATTTGCACTTTTGTTGTATCAGCATTAGGACGTGTCATATCATTTGATAATTTCCATTCTAACATCATATCTGTACCAACAATTTTGGCACCTGTGTATAATACCTCTATTGTTCTAGATACTCTTTCAAAGTTATCATTTTTAGGCGGGTTAAAAGAACTATCTTTTTGAATAACTTTTTCTAATCCGTTTTCACCATATTTAATTTTAAATACTTGGTCCATATAGGTTTTATATTCAAAATATAATACCTGTACGGTGTTTGTATCATAATTGCCCCATCCCTGAATATACTGTCTGTTACCAGGCATTTGTTGAATTCTATATAATTCATCTTCAGAAATATGAGGAAATTGTTTTTTTAATTCTGGTATTGTGATTGCTTTAACTTCTCCTACGTAATAAATATCCTCAAAATTTGGGTCCTCAGTATATGAGTAAACCATATACGCGGGATCAACATAGTCAATAACAATTCCTTCAGATGGATTAAACGATGTTTTTACTGCCGCAATACCTATTGTTGTTAAATCGTAATTTAATCTTTTTCTTGTAAGATCGTATTTATTAGTTTTTAGTACTGTGTTTATTGCTTCCTCTTCTGCTATCTCAATTGATTGCTTAAAAGATAATTGCATATGCAGTTCTAACTCTTCTTTTGAAGTAGGTAAATCAGCTGCAGGAATACTTGATTTTGATATATCAATACCAGAAACCTCCATAGCCGCTGCAATTTGTGGCTGTGCGTACATATCAAATGTTAGCGACGTAGCATAGTCCGTTCTCTTTTTTATTGATTCCGGGTCTTGAGCAAAAGCTCTTACATCATAAGTTTTTTGAGATATACCATTTGCAACTATATCAACAAATTTAGATAATATAGGCACAGGTGTCCAGTCTAAATTCAAATAAGATAAATCACCATTTATTGATAATTCATCTTTATATTTTTGAGGCGACTGTTCTCCTCTAGCGTATAATCTTAATCTATTGTAATTATTCCAACTAGTTAAATACCTATTACCAGAAGTTCTACCATAATTAAACCATTCTTGTTCTATAGCGCGTGATACTTGTAATCCATATTCTTCCGATGCTTTTGTAGCATCATCTACAACTTGACTGGGAAAAGCGCTATTTGTATTTGTGTATATCTTCATTTATTCAATAATTTTTGACGTAGTCCCTTTATTATTAT